TGCATATCTTTGCTCGGTGCTTTGTAGTTTTTGTTGCATCTCTGCCAACTGCTGTGTAAGCATGTCAACAGTGCCAACGCTTTGCGCTTGCTTATCCATTTGCGCGCGCAGGTCTTTGATAGTTGCCTCTGCCTCGTTTGCTCTCTTTGCTACCTTTGCAATCCTGTCCTTGATTATATTTTCAACGTCTGATTTACTGTAGCTTTGTTCTGTTGGTTTACTCTCGTTTGTTTCATCCATTTTTTTTCTCCTGTTTTAAATGAATTCTGCCCTTTCTCTTCGTATTCTTATCAGCTCCGCCTTGGCGCCGTCAACGTCCAAATCTGGATTAAGCATTTGTATGGCATCCACTGGCGATATAAGGCCGGCACTGAGTTTTTGTATTACGTCCTCTCTTTGTGCTTTCATTTCTTCAGGTGATAGGGGGATTTGCGCATATACTACCCTGTAGCCGTCCTGTGGTGCCTGAGGTTGTAATCCCAAAAACTTATTGGCCATTAATGCAGATTTGCCAATAAGGCTCTCATCCACGCCACGAAAAATAATTGCATACCTTTTACTCATTTCACGTTGCCCGGACCTAGAAACAGAAATCGCATACCCAGATCTAGGGTCGCCGCTTTGGCGCAAAATGTCGCCACTTATACCGGCCGCAGTGCTGACACGTACTTCATATTTTGATATAGCCTCTAACAAGTGCAACGGGTCGCACCCTGCTTGGAATTGGCCAATCATTGCCTGCCCGCTTAGGTCTGGGTCATTTGCAAACATTAAAATTGTGCTGGGGTCTGTGGTTACTGTCGCTCTTCGGCTTGCTAGGTTTTGACTTTCTTGTGTGAGCCCCTGAACCTGCAAACCTACTGTATACCTTTGGGGCCATGACGAGTCCCGTAAACAGTGCGTAAAAAAACTAAAAAGCACGCCCGACGATAAAGAGCCGAACGCGAGGGCACTTTGGTCGTATGGATTAAATAATTGACCGGTTTTTTCTGCCCTGTATATTTCTAGCGGCAAAAAAGGTTTGTTTTCGTTGTCTCGGTACGGGTATTCATCGCCAACAAAGGCAGGGCGTCCGAGATATTGCTCTGTAACGTCTGCGCCTTTGCTGCCGTCACTATCTATTTTGTGCAATGCAAAGCTTGGGTTTTCTGGGTCCCTAATATCAAGGCAATCCGCCACCCATTCCCCTTTTCCTTTGTTGGCGTTAAAGCGTAGTCTTAGTTCTTGATAATACACGGGCACGTCCGGCGCGTCTGCGTCTGCCTCGGCATATACAAAGTCAGGAGTGACCAAACGATATTGCAAGCCTGCATTTGCTGGGGCATCTATCCTGACAATACATTCGCGCAATCCAAGTGCCATTTGTTGCACGCGTTGCATCATTGGCCACAGGCCCGCTTTTGTTACAATGCCAGTTCGACCAAACAAAGGACTAACATCATATTCCGGGTGTGTTACTGTTGGCGTGGCATGGTACAACATGGATAATTGGCGAGTAACATTCTCTAAGACGTTACTTGATAAGTCAGGAGGCCCCCACGCTTCGCGCCTGTCGCTCGGCAGGTGCCTTGCTAATTCGTGTTCTAAGTCGTCCTCGTAGCGCCCTTGAATTTGCCTCCTGCGCATCGCTGTATGGTCCCATCTTTCTTGTTCGTATCCATTTGGCGCCATTGGCTTTGCTGGTATTTCGTATGTGTCCATTATGCAATCCTTATCGTTTGAGGTATTATATATTTATAATCGATGGTTTGCAATACCGCGTAACGCATTGCATCGATACAATGCCCCCACCTATCTTTCGACCTTTGGCTACTGTCTCTTTTCATGGTCCAATTTTGGATTGACTGAATTAATCTTTGGCAATCTGCATGCACAAAGAATTTTTTTCTCGACATAATAGCGTATATCATTGACGCGCTGAAATAAACGCTGTGCCGGGCCTTTTTTGCTTTGCGTATTGTAAATGTTAAACACCTATGATGTAATCCCATAACACGCTCGAACGCGCGCATCAAAACAAGATTTGACATGTGCATACCTGTTTTGCCTCTGCCGCCATAATGGTCACCGTCACCTGTCCAGCGGCATAACTCCGGCTTGATATGGTGACGTTTTAGCATTGCTAAAATGCCGCGCGCGTGGTCCTCAGGCGTGGCACTGCCTCCACTAACATACTCACCAAGAATATATACTTCTGGGTTTTGTGGATCTTGCATATTTATTGCCGTTAATATTGCGCATTGGCTACCCGGTGCCGTGCCGTGGTCAATGCCAACAGAATATTTGTAGACTTTTGATGGTGGACATGGTCGGTTAATTATCATTGTAGCAGGATCGAATTTATCAAATATTACGCCGTGTGGTGTTACGTCAAAGCTGCCACTTATGCGGGCCTCTCTATCTATTGGCAGATATCCTGCTGTAATATTGTCTATTTGTGCCTGACTAAGTAAAGGCGCCAAGCCCTCCGGCGTAGTCGCTTGCACTGTCAAAGGTGCACGCGTGCAAGATATTTGCTTTTTGTCTACCATGTCTTTGATATAATGCACATCTACGTTGCCTACAGGTGTCATGCTAATTGCAAGCGTGCCCGATCTGCCGCCGGCACCTCCTCGCAAGGTACGTGCAAGACATTCGTTGAACACTTCTGCGGGCACGGGCTCATCAATAACAACCAAGCTACAACTGGCAGACGCCAGGCCCAATCCCTGATTTGCGGTTTTTATGCGTATTATACTGCCATTTGCAAAGGTTACAATAGGTGTAACACCACGAAAGCCGCGCCCTCTAACAAATTCTACACTGTCCGCCAATTGGTCTTTGGGTAGCATGTCCCAAAGCTTTTGCTGGATGGTTCTGCTTTGTTCAATGCTATGCGTGACAATCCATGCCTCTATGGGTGGCGGGTCTACTGCATAGTGTGGGTGTAATCCTAAACAATGATAGACCAAAAGTGCGCAACTGGCTGAAGTTTTCCCAACCTGGTTGCCACCCAAAAGCAATTTGATGGGCGCCGGGTCTCGCAGGAATTGGTTTTGCGGTATTGTGCCACGCCACCAATGCAAAGGGTCTCGATCTGCACGGGCTTGCAAGTGCTTAATTTTTTTGGCAAATGTTAGCAAATGCCTTGTCATTTACGACGCCAAAAAATGTCTATGCACTTGTCAAAGTCAGGCTGTTTTTTGCAGTAATCAAATAAAATAATACTGTTGTTAATGTTGGTAATTGCCTCGCATTGCTTTTGGCTTGTTTGTGTGCCAACGCCTTTGCCAAATTGATAACATACAAGCTCTCGACAAAGGCCGCTTTCTTTGTCGTTCTCGCACAGCTGCAACGTTACGTCAAGATTTGTAAGTTGTTTGACAACCTCCTGCTCTTTTTCTCCGCGTTTGTCTTCAATAATTATTGGTGGGGCATTTTTTTTGTTAATGGCATCTACTGCCTTTGTACCACCAACGCCAATTAGCAATCCCACAATGCCAGCAATAATCAATTCCATGATATTCCCCATTATTTCGATATTGGTATAACGTTGTTTGTCAACAAGCCCAATTCTTCCTGTATTCTTTGCCGGGCCAATGGTGGCAATGCAAAAATAACGTTGGTTATCTCGTTTAATAATTGCTCGTCTGAGTAGGCATCCATTTTGTCAATCTGCCCCGTTTCAGCTTGGACATGCTGTATTTGGCTGATGGTTTGCAAAAGCTGCCTATTTAGTGCCGCGTACGCCTGCCAGCTTTCACTTTTTGCAGCGCTTTTAATTGCCTTGCGCAAATCTGCTGCCTGGTCTTGTAGTTCTTTGGCTATGCTTATTTCTTGTTGCTTTTGCTTTGGTTGGTCTGTAATTTGATTTGCTCTAACGTGGCGTTCTTCGCGTTTGTAGTTGTGCCGGCGTTCCAAAAGAAAAAAGGCAGCTTTTAAATTGCCATTGGCAATGTTTGTTTGTATACATTGCAAGGCACCCATTGCGCTTTGTGCTTCAGCTTGTTTAAGTGCGTCAACAAACAACCTAAAAGCACCGCTTGCCTGTTTGTTTCCTTTTCTTATCCAATTATATAAGGTTGCCTCTGTAATGCTCGCGCACTCTGCTGCTACTTGATACGTGGCGCCCTGCGATATTGCTTGGATGATTTGATTTTTTATTGGTTCAATAAATTTTGTTTTACGTGGCATCGTTAGTTTTCTCCTGTTGTCGTTTTGTTAATGTCTGCAATGTATTTTTGATAACGACGTGACATTTTTTTTTGTGACCTGCGCCTTTCTTCTGCTTCTGCAAATTCTTGGTACTCTTCATCAAAGCCAATCTCAATAATAAAATCAATTGCCTGCATGTATGACAAATACAAATTACAAATTATTTTTTGGTCGTTTAATGTTTTCAGGTATTGCAATAATTTGTCGTCTTCATCCATGCTATCCCCAATTTTTTGAAAAAAAATTTAACGTCTCAAAAAAAAAGTGCGGTTCAGTCAGCCCGGTACGTTTTTTCTACGACACACAGGTTTTTTTCTTGGTTAAGTTGTATGTCTACAAGTAAAGCGATGAGCCTGTCTATCTTATTGTCTAAGCAGTCTATCTGCCGTTGTTGCTGGCAATATCTGCGGATGAGCAATTTAATATCCTGTGTGTTCAAATCTATTTTTGATGCGTGTTTTTTTTTCATAATTTTGATTTATCCTTTATCATTCTAAGCTTTACCAATTGTTTATATCTTGCAATGGCGCTGCGCCTGGCAATATCAAAACGATTTGTGCTCTTTATCCTTTCCTCTCGTATACTATTATTGTATTCTTCTGCCTCTCCTGTCAGTACTGGCACTAGCGCGGGTTGCAATTCATTGTCACCCCACTTGCGAAAGGCAATTGCAATTGCCTGCTCAGGCGGGTAACCATCACCCATAAATTCTTGGGCAGCGTCACGTATTGCTTTGTTATCCTGTGGCGTACGTATGCCAGGTGTAAACTGTTTATCCTTTGCCATTGCTTCTCTGCCTCTCTATTTTGCGCAGCTGCGCCTTTGCCCAACGCTCACCGGCACGCCCGCCCCACAATGCAAAGGCAATGCTTGCCTTGCTGGTTTTGTCGCGCCGTGCTTCCTTTTCCTTTGATGATTCGCCATGCCTGGCAAACCAAGCTATCATAAGTCTGATTTGGTCCTCGTCTACACTGCCAGAAGCTATCCGCCGTGCAGTGCGCATACCTGTGCCGGGCACCCGCTTGCCGTTGTCGTCCTTGTAGCTTGCACGTTTGGACATTGGCAAGGATAGATTATATTGTATTGCTCGTTGCGTACTGCGTGCAATCTCATTGGGTAGCTTATACTTTGGCATTATCGTTTTGGTTTCTTCTTTATTGGTGTAGACTTTGGCTTTGGCATTGGTCGTTTTGGCTTTGATTTGCTGGATGGTTTGTTACCGTACTTTTTTGGCATTGTATTACTCCTTTTAGATGATTATAGTACGCATTGCCATTGGTTGCAATACATACTAAACAGGACAAAAAAAAAGGCCCGTTAGGGCCGTTTGTTATCGTTTATAGTTTTTTATCCAGAGATCAAGTCTTACATAATCTTCTTTTTTAATTGAGTCCCATTCTAATTTATAAATAACGCTTTTCAAATCGTAAATTTGATCTTCTAATTTCAAACGTTGCGCATATGATAGCTTCATTAATTGACTGAGTATATTTTTATAATTGTTTAGTTTTTGTTGATTTGTCATTTGTAATCTCCTGTTTAGTATGAGCGTTTGTCTCTCATGTTTTAAGTGTATCACAGTACTTTTAAGTGTGCCACAGTTATTTTGCATCATTAGCATTTTTTTTACCACAAAAATATAAAAGGCCCCACAGTAGGAGCCTTTAAAGGTAAAAGTTTTTTAATTTATTTTGTATTTGCTATAAACTCTTTGAGTGCTGCCAGAACAACGGCAGACAATGACACGTTGTTTTTGTCTGCAATGGACTGCAGCTGGCAGCAAATGTTTTCAGGGCAGCGCAACGCAATCCGCTTGCTCTTTTGGCCGTGCGCGTGCCTGCCTTGCTTTGGTTTATTGATTATCATTTGTTCACTCCTGTTTTATGGACCATGTAGGCCCGTTGTTTATCTTATTTTATTTTGACCATACGTTTGCCATTCCCCATCTTCTTTATATTGGCTATCATCTGGCATCAAGTTATCCTCGTAGCTTGTATCTGTTACATCCATTTGCATTATTGGTTTGTGTGTTACAAGAGTAGCACTGCAAATCTCACAGTATGGCATCTGGTCTAGTATCTCTTGGATAATGGCATCCTTGTCGCTTAATGTTTCGTTACGGAAAACCATTTGCTCTCCGCTATTTAGTGATATGATTATTGCTTTTTCTTTGATTACTGGCATTTGTTATCTCTTAAAAAATTGTGTATTTGGTTATGTAGTAATTTATAAAATCTTTTTTTGTCTAGTTTTACGGGGTTGCCGAACCAAACGTCATGGCTCATGTATTCATAAAGATATAAATCTGAGTTATGACTAGTTAGTAACTTCTTAAAAATGGATTCTAAAAATTCACTATACGCATTTGGATCCATGATTCCGTAGTTTTTTTGGTCAGAATAATTAATCTTTAAACTAAATTCCTGGCCAAACTTTGGTCGCCAGTCTTGACTATCTGGCCAGCCTTTATTTTCGTAGACTTGGGCATAAACCAAAAAAATACAATGTGTTTTCTCTTGCATTTGTTATCTCCTTATCCTATCCAAGTGTAAAGATTATTAGTTATTTGTTGCAGATGAAAACCATCTTTTAAATCATCTTTTATAAGTTTGAAAATTTTAGATAATTTGTACTCCGGCCATGTTTCAACGTAAAAATCAACCAGTGAGTATCTGTCAAATACGAGTATACATCCCTCTACCCACATGATATTTAGTTCATCAATTGATAAGTCGTACTTTTGTGAAACAAGATGTATAAAAGAATCTAGTGAATTTGTAATTGCTTCGTTTATTACTGGCATTTGTTATCTCCTGTTATGCTAGTAGGTTGTGTACTGCACTGTGTGCAAGGTTGTTGCGCATGTTTTCGTATTCCTGGTCAAAACAACCATCCTCTAAACATAAAGCGCGCAATTCTTGTTTTGTTAGACTTTCGCCGTCTTCTGTGTCGTATAGGTCTGTATCTACGTTGTAGTGTGCGTAGTTACTCCAAAGATAATCGTAATCGCCTTTATCACAACGCAAACGGCCGATATATCGCGTTTCTCTGCGCAAATTAGCATCCTCTAACCAATATACGCCCTCAGTATCAATATAGAACTCTAAGAAGGTAGCGCCGCCAGCTTCGTTGGTTATATCATTCAGAACAGCTTGCCAGTCTATCTCGTCTAAGATTAATTCTAAAATGTGGTCTGTTGGGTTTGTGGTCCATGCTTTTATAAGTTGTTTTATAGTCATTTGTAATCTCCTGTTTAGTATGAGCGTTTGTCTCTCATGTTTTAAGTGTAACACAGTACAACAAGTGTGCAACATTTATTTTTTTTAGTTGTGTGCACAATTGCAGCAAAAAACCTTTATCTTTACTATTTATATCTTTAATTAAGAGATAGGGGAAATTAAGTGCAAATCTGCACAAGGCATAAAAAAAACGCTACTATCCGAAGATAATAGCGTGCACTGTCTCAAAATATGCCCTGCACACACTGCACAGGATTTACTTAAACAATTTTAATTGCTCACCAAAAAATATTTTGTTGTAACAGCAATTTTTTTTATCGTCCTGGCATTTTGGCAGATGCTTTTCTCCGCCTGTCCTGTTGTGGATCTTGCAAAACCATGCGTAGATCTTCATAACTTTTTTATCCAACAAGTAATTTGCTCAGTGCCAAAACGTTTGCGGACCTTGCGAAAACCAATCTCAGTTAGTAGCATCTCAATTGTTGTTCTGTCGCTTGGACGTGCCCGGCTTGTATCAATATTCAAATGCTCAAACAAGCCGTCAAAGTTGGTGAATACAAAATATCTGGCATCACCTGCGCTTTTGATGTGGAAACGAATTTTATCCTCATTTTGTAGATAATTTTTTATCTTTGATAACCACGGATGCACTGCCATAAATAAATCACGGTCTGCCTTTCGTGCTTGCTCTTCTTCATCGTTCAGCCACCATATAAATTGCTCATATCCTGGAATTTGTTGGGCTATTGCCTTGCGTGCTGGATAACGTATGCCTGCATGTATTATCTCAGATTCCAAAATATGCTTTGCCTCTAACCACAATTGCAAGGCTACTTTTTTAATTGCCAATATGTCTATTTTTTCGCCAGGTGCAAACGTCTCACCAACAACGACAGGCCACCAACGACGCGAGCCGGTACTGTCTCGCAATATGTTAAGCTTGTTAGTAGTGGCAACAAATACGCATTTGCGGGCTATCGTGCGCGCATATTTCTCCCATTTCATCACGATTTGGTCTTCGCTGGCACTGTAAAATGCCTTCTCCATTTCTGCGTCCTTTGCACGTTTTGCCAGCTCTGCAATCTCGTAGATTTGTTTGCCTTGTATCATTAGGATGCTATCTTTTTGCCCTACATCAAAGGGTGTGTTGCCAAAGTATTGCGGCTTCAAGCACAATGCTTTTAATGTAAATCCTTTGCCGATTCCCTGCTCACCACTATAGAGACAAAGAACAGTATGGACGTCTATTGGTGTGTCATCACTTGCCCACAGTATCCGCGCCATAGATGACAGAAAAAACTTGCGACTATATGCGCGTATTAACTTTGTGCGCCTGTTGTTTTCTTTGTCCATTTTGGCACGTCTTTTGGGGCATGTATCCTCGTTTATATCTTCGCCTTTGTGATAGATAAGAGATACCCCTAAATGCTTATATAAAAAGTCATCTATCCTTTTTTGGCCGTCCCATTTTTCACCGTTGAGCATTGCCATTATGCTATTATATTCGTTATCCATTGCTATTTTGTGCAATATGTCCAGCAGTATCTCCTTGCGATAGTTGACGCAGTATGTGCCTGCAATCCAGATGCAAACATCAAATACAAAGTCATTTTGTATTTTCTTGCCGTCAATATGGATTGCATTGTCAAATTTGCACCACTTAACCCGGCCCATATATTTTGGGTGTTTGGATATAAGCATGTAACCATTAAAGAATGACGCTTTAAACGTCATAAATTCAGTGTTACCAACGATCTGCGTTTTTGTCGGTATGCCAAAATGTCGCGGGTTAATAACTTCTTTTTTTGCCTCTGCAATTTTGTCTAGTAATTTTAAATCCCCCATTATAATCTCCTATACAAAACCATTGTAGGCAGCTAGCGAATATACGCTAAATTTTGTTATGTCTCCAGGCGTTCCACAGCTTTCAACGTGTGCACAATATGCCCTGTGCGAATTGTTATTTGGGTCTAAAAAATAATACGTGGCATCATTGCGACCGCACACAGGACAATCAAAATTCTCCACTTTATCACCGTTAATTGTGCCGATACTCTCCGCCAAATGCCGCCTGTAATTCTCGTTTGTCGCATATTCTATCTGTGCCTCTCTTTTAAGTTCCCAGTATGTCGGGTGTCTGCGTGTGTTTTGTTGTTTAAATTTTGCTTTTGCTGCCTGTATGCGTTTGTATTCCTCTTGTCTCTTTTCTTGCTCTCTTATAATATGGTCGTAGCACAGTTGTAATTTTTCGCCGGCTTGGTAGTCTGCCTTTGCATGCTCTAACATATTAGGAGGGCAGGACGGTGCATAATACATCCTACTGCTATCACTGCATTGTGTATCTATTGACCCTGTATTATACAGTGTGCGCCAAAATTGGTTTGCTGCCTTGTATGCGTATCTCCAATGCTCTGCGGGTATTGGTCTCTCTAGTGGAAAAATTAAACGCCATTTGTGCAGATCGGGCGTGTGGCTGTGTGTCGTGTAGCTTGCAAAGGCATAATTGGTTTGTGGTGGTTGATATTGTGTGCCGTCGTCAATGTCAAAGCAGAGCATTGTAACCCATTGCACGTTTTTCTTTGCTCGTTTGCCGTCAAATATAGCAGGCGCAAATAGTTTACCTTCTTTCTTGGCGCGGATGTCTCTTTGCAAAAATACGTTTGCAAATTGGCTGAATGTTAATTTTTCTTCTTTTCCGTTGGTGGCAAATTTGTTTGGGTAGTGGGTGAATGATAAAAGCATTGTATCTCCTATTGCTTTTTTTTGGTTAATCGCGCTTGTATCCTGCGCACTGTTGTTATTGTCCAGCTGCCGCCCCGCTTTGTGGGGTAGTTATTTGCGACCAAATAATCTCTTATATTTGATAATGTATAATTTTCGTTGGTACGATTAATTATTACATGCTCACTATCTGCAAATGTTAGGCGGTTTTTTTCTGGTTTGTCTGTAATTTTAGAAGCACGCAAAAGTCGCATTGGTATGTTTTTTTGTGCTAGGTTAATCATTTTGTCAATCAACAGTAAAAGCTCTTTTTTGTCTTTCTTTGCGCTAATTACTTCTTCATCATTAACAATAATATATAGTCGTTCCATTTTTATAAATCCGGGTCAAATTCAAGCCAAGCCGGCTTGGGTTGTTTTGTATCTAGCCAATAGCTAGCCTTAAAAATTACATGTGGGTCCTCGTCTGTAGCTGCATAGTAATCTTCACAAAGTAATTTACTTACTTGACTATCATCTACCCACAATTGTGCTTTGGTTGCTGCGTCCAAATATGTTTTGCACAAATTATCTATGTCAGGCCGCGTCACTTTGGGTATTCGCTCCGTAGACTTTTTTTGGTTTTGTGGTTTTTTATGCACAAAATGCAGAACTACACTAACCGGCACATGCTTTGGTATTTGCCTAACGTATTGTTCTTTCATCCGTTTTTTTATCAAGTTTTTAATCCTTGTGACTTCGTTGGCAGACTTTGCCGGCAAGTATGCGCGGCCGGTGTGCTTGTTAAATCTCGGCCTGGCGGATGATACAGGCACCTCATAAAAAACGCTTACTAAATGGTCAATCCACATTATAAAATTCCATATTCAAAAAGATATGCTTGGCAAACCTCTTTTGTGGCATCTGCGCGAGCAATTTTTTTGATGAGCATTACAGCAGTGATAATATGTTTCAGTCTCGTTATTTTTGGACGTCGTGTGCCGTTAATCCATTGTGTGACTGCGCCGGGTGTTACTCCGCATTTTTTTGCAAAGTGTGCCTGTGTAATATTTTCTTGATAGATTATATCTGCCACGTAGTCGGGGAATTTGTCTTTTACTTGCATTTTCTCTCCTTTTTTTATTGACAATGCAATACTTGGTATAACATAATGTTTACACACTGTAAACGTGTGACATTAATATTTTAGGAGATTTATTATGATAATTTTAGCAGCGATAACCAAAACAATAATTATAGCTTTATGCTGCATGGCAACGGCTTTGCTCGTTGTCGACCATAAAAAAATTATGGGCTAGTCCCCACCAGCCCATAATACTTTTCTTCACCCGTGCTAAAAAGCCTCTGTTTTTTTAGCACGGTTTTATTTTAATTGTAATTTCGTTTACCTGTCAACTTTTTTTTTGATGTCTCGCATACTAATTGCGAATTGTTCTAATTTTGTAATTGCTTTTACAAGCTTTGTCTGTAGTTGCATTATTTTATCGGACAGCTCTTTTATTTGTCGCCTTACTTCTTTTTGTGCCTCGTCACGCTCTGTTTGATAGTCTTGTATCACCTTGGCGTACCTTTCTCTAAGTGCGTCCTGCTCTAATTTGTTTTGCTCTCTTAATTTTTCAGTGTCTTTCTTTTGCGTAAAGTATAGCCAAAACAAAAAGGCAGCAAAACCACCCTGCGGCAATAGGTCCATTACGATTTGGTTTGTATCCATTGGTCAATTCCTTTTGCAATTGCCGTGCCTATTTGTAGCATGCCGGCTTGAGTTAAATATCTCCTGTGTTTTACGTTATCCAAGAATAACGGCTCTGCGCATATTGCAACGGGGTTGCCAATATGTTTTATGGTGTAAAATGCGTTTTTTGTCCAATCATCCGGACGCGCAGCGCGTATACGATGCCCACCAATATACGGGCACATAATCTCCATTTGGTCCGCCATTGCCTGCGCAAGTCTTTTGCCCTCACTGCTGCGATAATCGTAAAAAAATACACTATAATCACCGCCACCCGCATTGCAATGCAAAGCTACATAACAGGCATCACCATTATAATGCGTAGCGTAATAATTGAACCTATCCGCCCTTTGTTGGTAGCTGCCGTCACTAATTGGCAAAGGATGATACCCCATGCCGCGTAATTCAATCTCCATTTGCAAGCCATAGCGGGCCGTCCATATAGCCTCACCCTCGTAATGATCTGCATTGCCGTTGCCGTCAATGTCTTTGGCAGCTCCTACGCTGTTAATGTGTTTACCGGCCTGTCCTGTGTGCTGCCTATCTATGCCGATTAAAAGTTTTTTGCTCATGTGTGACGGCCTAACGCAATTGGTGTGTCTTGTAGTGATATTATATAATCCCAAAATAAGCCTGTCCATTGTTTAGCAACCACAGTAAAATAAACATCATCCAAGTATAAATTGTCATCTGTCACACTGATTAAATCACCAAGCATCAAGTATCCAAAATGAATGTCAGCCCTGTAATTAATTTGTAACATTGGTGCTGAATTTGCCTTTATAATCGTATGACCAATTAAAAACGCTGTGTCTCTATCGTAGAGATAGTCAGAATCAATTGTTTGCTCTGTTTTGCCAAATTTGTTTGTGCTTATCCGGCTATATATGTCTGCCCTTTGCTCTTGATTTGATTCTTCAAAATTTCCAATTCTTACAATTTGTGTATGGTCCTGGTCAAAGCCTGCTTTGCCAAATCGAATTGTAACATGGTTAATTATGTCACCAATGTCTGTTTGTGTTGTTATTGGTCCTGTCTGATAAAATTCTCTGTTTGCGTCAATTGTTGCAACAGGTTGCAAATAGCTACTGGCAAAAATGTTGGCTAATATTGGTTTGATACCTTTGGGGCCTGCTACAACCTCGACAGGCAAAAAAGGCAAAATGTTACTGTTAATCCAATCCCATGCCGTTACTTCTGCATCATTGACATAACCGGCAAATTTGTACGCATTAATTATATTGGCAACGTTGCCCCATGCGCCAAAGTCTACTTTTTGCTTTGTGAGCAAAAGTGCATATGTGCAAATGTCGCCTGCACCTTCCAATGGGCCACTACCAAAAGGGTTTTTGAATCCGCCGCCATTTGTCCAGGCGCACCACCACTCCGAAACGCTGGCATTTTCTGCGCCACCCACTAACAATTTACCAGGGTAAACAATTGCGCTGCTTGTAACATCTACATAGCTATAAGCCTGCCCTTTGGCATCTACTGCCTCTACTACTGGCAATGTTGCAGAATTACCGGCCTGGTCTTTTATTTTAACCTGCGTTGCCTCTACTGCATGCCCTGCAATAAGCATGTGAAAATTACCACTTGCCTTGCGTGACATATAAGCAGGCGTACAAAAAATATCAAGTGTCGTGCCGGTGCTGTCTCTTGATTTTCCAGGTGCGCCAAATACAAACGGGTAAGGCTTGCCGCCTGCTGTCTCCTCGTCAAGTTGTGCAAATGTGTCTTTGGTTATAACGTGTTCAGGGTCCAAAAAGGTTTGGCTAAAATCAAACGGCCTTTGCTCAATTGTGAAAGCTGCAAAGCCGTGTACCTCTTCTGGGTCTCCAATTACAGGCTGATTTATTGTGCCAGAAAAAACAATTATACGCTCATCGTATGGCGTTACTTGTTCATCTCTTGTCAACACGTACGACAATTCAGCTTCGCTACCTTCTAAAGTGTGACCTTTGCGCCATTGCTCTACTAAATCCAGGCTATCAAATACCACAGCACAACTAACCGCGTTTGCCTCTACGTTTATACCGATTAATTCACTTTGTTCAGTGTGTGAAAAATCCCGTAAATCACCATCAAATGATTTTTCATCAATGGTTATTTTTTGCTCTGAAAATCTAAAGGTTTGTCCCATGAATTCAATTTGCAATAAAAAAACAGCTTGCCGGCCTGTGCTGTTGTTTGGTGTTAACATTATCTAACCTCTCGCAGTTGAATAGTGCCAACTCGCATAACCTCATCGCGCAATTCGTCACCTAAAACATTTTCAATTGTTACAGGGCTTTGCAGTGTGACAAGTGCATGTTGCATGCGTCTATTAAGTAGTCTAGATGTGGTGCCGCCTGTTACTGGTGTAATTTGTGGTAAGTATACAATTGCATTTTCTGGGCCCTGCAAATATTTTATAACGCCCATCATTGCCGTTGGTGCACTGCCAACGCTTGCAACGGGTCTGTGCGTTGCCCCAGTGTTAAACATGTAAAAATCCGGGCTTGCAGGATCTTCGTAGATGTCTTGTATATCCACACCTTCAGCCCATGCAATGCGGTACGATCTGCCGCCCGCGTTGCGGTTTGTTGTTCTTTGTGTGCCGTCGTTGGCAATGTCTGTTTCTACTTGGCTATCAAATTCTATTGTGCGGCCTCTGCCATATTGGTGCGCAGGTATTACAACAGGACCAATGCACAAATTGCCAATGGCAAAATAATTCTCGTTGGTTTTTTGTGACTTTAGCGTAATACGCAAGGCGGCAGGGCTGTTTTGCTGCAAATCTACCAATACAGTGCAGGCATTTGGGACAATGTGAATTGTACCGCTTGCTAAGTCCGATGCCTCTACATCTGCCAATTGTAACATCGCCCGTTTATTCGCGCTTGCATTGTTGAATACACCTTCCGAGTTGGTGCGGATCTTGCGTACTATGCTTGTTTCTCCACTTGTTAGAATTGCATACCAATCCCGGCACTCGTCAAATTGTAAATATGGGCCCGTTGCATCGTTAGATATTATGGTTGGGCCAATTCGTAAAAAAGTACCTGTGTGCATGTGGTTGCTAAACGTTCCCAAGCTGACCCATGCAGATCCGGCCGCGTCGTAACGATGCAAATCAAAGTCCTTAAAATTTATATTTGTCAATGTGATACCAAACAAATCATTGCCAAACATTGCCCCATCTGCATTTGCTATGGTTGTGTCCATGTATAATGCAATTTTTTGCTCTGCCAATGCGCCACTACTCACTGCAATACTGCGCCATTGCGTTTTTGGTGACGGCGATGCTTTGTAAAATACTCTATCAATTGGATGCTCGTACGCTGTTTGTATGCGGTATTGCTCTAGCTCGTAGGCCGGCCCGTCTATAGTTGTAATTCTTGTACCATTGGTCAAATATGCAAATTGTGTAACAGGAGGATACAGGCGGCCTTTCAATTGTGTTGGGTTGATCTGTCCATTGTGCAGGCCGTCGCCCGTAAATGTATCGTTTGAATAATGGAATTCGTACCACTCTGTTTCTAACGATGCGCCTCCGTGCATAACCAAAGCAGAAATAACGCCAAAGCGTACACGGGCATTAGCTATACCAGATCCGGCCGAAACTGTTGTACTATTGGCAACCAATACCCATTGTTTCTCTATTTTGCTTGCTACCATTGCCCATAAATAAACGTTGCTGTCATCCATGCCAAATAAAATATCTATTTCTGAATTTGCAGTGAAAGAAAACACCGAGCCAATTTGTGCAGATGCGTGCACGTCGTATAGTGCAAGTTGGTTTTGGTCAATGTATACAGCAACATGATAAGTACCGGAACGATACTCAAAACCTCGACCGCCTGTGATTGACCCCTGCGAGCCAAGAGGCTTTAAGCGGGCACGTATAATTATCGGGGTATTTGCAGAATAGTTCGGTGATTGATAAAATTTATCTTGCAAAGTTGCTGATGTTATTGTTATTTTGCCAGATCCCAAAGTCGCAGTACCTGCGCCGGATGTTATGTAATGTCCTGTGTCATCTGGCAAGTCGAAAGGAAGCCAAGTAAATTGCCATCCTGCATAATCATAACTCTGTGGGTAGCTACTGATTTGTGGCATTGTTACGCCACTATATCCGCCAAGGTAGGCCGCGCACAATGATGCGCTATATGTGGTTGTGCTGCCTTGCAATTCGAAGTTGTGGTATACTACCTGCCTACCATTTGCGCTGCAACCTGCGTGTGCTGTTATCATCGTGTTTGCGCTGCCTATTGCATACCATCTGCCGTCCTCTAAATTTGTTGTGTTTGTACCATTGCCAGCCAAAAAGAAAAAATTCTCTGTGTCGTCTGATATTGCTATGGTCATTAAATTATGGTCTAGATCTTCAATTGATGCAAAAAAACGCCCGTCCTCATCTGTCCAGCAAGACATCTGCCCGGCAGTGAAAAATTTATCACTGCCCAAAGTAGCAATGTTAATGGCACCTGAACCAATAATATTGAATGTCGTACCATAACTGCGGACTATGTCAATACTTACAAAGGCATGCGACAAAGGCAATATTCTTGCCCTGGTTTGTGTGTCTATAAATGTAAGATAAAATAAATCATTTTTCACCAAAATATCAAAGCTAAAAAAGCCAGTGCCGCCATCTGTGTCCGCTACCAAAGTAAAACTGCCGCCATTGTCTGTGCTTGCATACTGTTTGATTATGTCTGTTGCAGACGTAGAAGTATCATGCTTTCGCAATCCAGCCATTAACAAAACTTGCCCCTGTGCGTACGCAATACGCAAACGGGACAAATCAAAACCTGCATTGCCTGCGCCAAAGCTGCCAGATATATCGATGAAGTCAGGTAGTGCCTCGGTACTAATTTGTGTCCAGCCAATGCCGCCATTGGTTGACCTGTGCACAACTACTTGCGCGCGGTTTGTTGTCGTATCCGCTACATAATGAGCCAATAAAATGCTATTGTCAGGTAGTAGACAAAAACCACCGTGCATTGGTTTTGAATTGGTTTGTGATATGATATTGATTGTTTGATATGTTCCAGATGATGATCTTCGCAATACTGATAATTGGTAATTTGTCCCAACCAACCTGCGCCGAACCAGTGCCAATGCCTCACCACTAGGCAGCCCCAAAGCTGCGCTAATGTCTTTTGTATCTGTGCTGCTTGTCGATGCCTCTACAATTTCCCAATATGACAAGACGTTACCGCCATCACGCCCATAAAACAAAGTATCACTTGCATGTTTCCACACAAATTTTGATTTGCCAACATGCCCGGCTTTTTGTGTTTGTACTGTTATATCTGCATTTTGTTGCATGTCGCCAGTGCTTTTAATTACCAAATCATAATTGCCCTGTGCTTCTGCTACGCCGGAGCGTGGGCCTTGTTGATTAAATGTTGATTCGCTTGACCAAAGATAATCTGAATTGAATGGCCACGGCACCACAAAGCCGCGCATGTCTGTTGGTGTGTTATTGTTACCCATTAGTACCGCCCTGAACCTTGCTTAGTGCTGCGCATGCGCCTTGCACTTTTGTTGTATTTATCAAAATGTTTAAATGAATTTACTAATATTAAACCGCCTATTGGGTCAAAAAACTGGTAGCCTTGTAACCGTCTTACGCCTTCTTCTCCGCCTACTCTTTGCACCGTTTGCCTATCCAGCACGGCCTCTCCTGTTAAAACACGAATTACCCTTTCATCCGGCGCCATTGCCTGCCCCATGTGCGCGCTGGCACTGGGCGGTTTTTGCGATGCCACAACAGCAGATTGAACGCCGGCAGACGCTGCAATTGTACCCGCTAAAATTGGCCCTAAAATTGGCCCGTATTGCGATAAGGCATTTACCGCACCGCTTGCCGCGTCCATTGCTATTTTGGCAATGGCAAGTCCTTGTTGCATCCTGAAAAGTCTATCCTGTGCTTGCATGTCTGCATTTGCTTGGTCCTCGCTTCCTTTTATGGCTGTTTGTGTCATATTGTGCAAATTGCTTATCACTGAACCAATGCCACCCATTTGCATATCTCGAAGTTTTTTCTCCTCGTCTTGTAATTTTTTGACGTTTGCCAGGCGCAGGGCGTCTGCTTCTTGCTGGAATATACTTGTTTCTATTGCTAAATTATTTTTGAGATCTTGCGCTACCAAATCGTCTGCGTGATGCTCTGCAATAGCAATGGCATTTTGCAATTCCTCTTTGCGTATCAAAAATGCCAGGCGCAATTGCTCATGTTGTAGCGCGTGGCGTTCTGCAATTTTATCCTCTAAATCTGCCTTATTTTGAGTTAGTGCAATTTCCTTCTCAAGCAAAGATAATCTGCTACTACGTTGTAGTGCTACGCTTTTGATATTTTCTTGGTCTAGTAGTTCGACCCTTTGTTGTGCCAACATGTTTAATTCTTTGGATATGTCCAAAAGGTCAAAGTCATTTTGGTGTAATTCGTGTTGTTTTTCTACCAGTTCTATTAATTTATCTTCTTGGTCTGACAAAGATTGTAATTGTTTTTCTAGCGCCGTTTGCGTACTTGCGTTTATGCCTGCGGATATTTTTTCAAATTCCTTTTGTATCTCCAGAAGTTTATTTATCCTTTCTTGGGTATCCTCGCCCGCTTCATCGCTTTTATCTTGCTTTTCTTTGCTCTTTTCTATTTCTTTTTCAAGCCGAAAATTTTCTTTCAAACCTATAATGGCTTGACGTTGCAATTCGCCGCGTGCTTCTGCCGTGTCTTTTTGCCTACGTTGCAACAATTCCAATTTGTTTTGTTCTTGTCCAAATTTTTCAAGGGCGCTTTGTAGCCTGCCAGATCTCGCTAAATCGTCATCGTCAACCATAAAAGTTTTTTGACCAATTTTTATTTTGATACGATCTTGCGTTTTCAATTGCTCGGTTATTTTGCTCATCATATCAACGTCTGAAGGGTCAATAATTCCAACCATTGATTGTAAGGTAGATGTAGTGCCGCGCAAAGATGTGAACGCGGCAGATCTTGCCGCTTGTACTGCTTTTTGTTGTTCGGCTAGTTGTTTGTCTAGGGCATCGGACAATTTGCCAAAGGTGCCCTCTACTCTTGATTCTATACCCTTAAATGCTAATTGTTCCTCTAGCTGTGCCAGTTGTGGCAATAAGCTTGGGTCAACCTCTGCACGCAGGCGCAAAGCTTCTAATTCTATCTCATCACGCAACGATGCAATTGCATTTCTTGCCGTCAAAACACCTTTTGCCAATTGCAGCACTTTGGTTTTTGACTTCTCTATTTGGTCATTATACTTTTTAAACGCCTTGTCATTTTCTGCTAGTTCTTTTTTTTGCTTTTCTAACTCTTCATTTGCTCCGCCAAAGCTAAAAATTAAACCTGCCGCAACTCCTGCCAGCAAAGTTAAGCCACCTGTAGCAGCTGCACTGCTTACACCCAAGCCAACAACGGCAGTACGCAAATGCCCAAAAACCGGCAAAATACTACCTGCGGCAATTCCTAGCATGGCAGTTTTGTTAACCAAATCACCGAGAGGGCTGTCGACATCGCCAAAGATAATTGCCAAATCGCCCAAACCTCTACCAATCTCGTTGGCGGACCTTTTCATCTGCCGGAATTGATTGCTTGCCTTTTTTGTGTCCCTGCTTATTTTTTGCATGCTTTTGCTGTTTGACGAGGCCGCGCGCTTTGTGGCTTTTTCTGTCTCCTTCATTTCTTTTGAAAACTCTTTTGCCATCTTGCCGGCGCTTTCTTTTGTGACGCCTGGCAAGCTTTCCAGCTGCTTAGTCAGGTCTGATATATCGGCCGTGTAACTTATTTCTACGCTTTGTGATATATCGGCCATTATTGCTCCTGTAACTTTTTCAAGTCGACTAAAATTTTAGCGTTAATTTTTTCGATGTTGGCAACAAATGGCTCTTGCACTGTTTTGCTCCATAAATGGCTACCTGTTGGCAATTCACTTGGCCCGCTTTGCGTAATACTGTTTGCTGATTTGCGTATAACATATGCATATGGTGCGTTGTTCCGTATTGTGCCTTTGATACCCAAAGCGCCACTCATCGCAACAATTTGCGTAGTTATCTCGAATTGGTCAACACTATTTTGCGAGAATTCGCTTTGAAAAGTACCGTTTTTGTTGGTATAGCTACGCACCAGCCAATTTTCTTTTGCGGTTTGCATTAAGGTTGTCAAATCTTCTTTCAAGATTTGCTCTACATTTGGCGCCAAATTGTCCAATACCATACGGACCATTTTATCCAATGTGTCCGATACGGTTAGTGTGCCTCTGTCAGATTTAATTGTTACTGCCATGCTTTGCCCTTTGGCTATCTATGCGTTTTTGTATCTCCTGATTATTATACATTTTTTTGCGGTTATCATACTCTTTTTGTGTCTCATTGCGCAAACGATGATCTGCAACCAATTGCACCTTCACCTCTTTTGACAAACCAGCAAACCAATGCGGATGCCTGCCCCAGTGCTGCGATATTCGCAAGCCTAATAAATCTAAGTATCCGCCGGGGCCGAAGCTGTAAAATTTGCCTGTTCTTTGACCTCTGCCTCAGTTGGTATTTGCGTGGCCATGTCTGCCAGGCATTGCGCGCCTGCATCATATATGTATCTTGGCGGCACACCACGCTCTAAAAGCCTGTCTAAACACTTGTGACCATACTCCGTAGGTTTTTGATCAAATGGCCGATATTTTGGTAGTATTGCACGTTTATCAAGATAAATGCCTATAGCTCCAGCGCAAAGGCGCGCTATAATGGCACTGTCCGTTTGTCCTGCCCACAATGATGTAAACTCAAAACAAACGGCCAAGCTAGTCGGTTTTTGTGTGTCATATTGCCCAAATGGGCCTAAATCTAATTGCATCGTGTATCTCCTGTTTATTTATCACTTTAACAATTTTAGGTATTTGGTATATAACCACTTTGCGCCCTGCCATGCAAACGGGGCGATAATTGCACCAACAACCATGCCCCAAAAGAACAATTGCATTTTATGATCCTGCGGTATAAGATACGCCGCCATATGCAGTAAAGTTGATAGTGTATGAGCCTGGATCTCCCTCAGATAGGGAAAATGTACACACTGCCTTTGATAGTGTCAATTTTGGATTGGCTGAGGTATTGCCATCAAGTGTGCCATCCACTTCAAAGTCAATATCAATTGCGTAGAATTCTACAAATGGTGTGCCGGTGCTACCTGTAGATGTATTGCCGGAATAAAAGTTTTCTTTGTTAATGAAGTCTCTAACGCTGCCAGCTTCGTTATCGGTAAAATCGCGAAAGAAGAAAGAGAAAGACCCGGTAATTGGTTGTTCATCGCCTCTGCGCACTGTTACAATTGTTGATCTGTCTCTTATTACTGTTTGGTCATCTTTTGGTACGTCAACGCTAAAATTGCCCTCTTCAAAAGCAACCTGCAACGACGTACCGCCCTGCTCTCTTAATACTATTGACCCGTCACGCCGGACCTTTGGAATTGTTGAATAAGCCATTATTATACTCCGCTAATTGTGTGTCTTACAATAAATTGTAATTCATGAATTATATACTCTAAGCTGTCGCCTATTTGGTGGCGTGCCTGGTTGAAAACTGGCGTTATGCCAATGTTTAGACTTTGATATGATGCCAACACTTTGCGAATAACATCTTGCACGGCATCAAAGCTTAAGTCGTAATCTGTCGGATAGGTGTCCATTGGTCGCAAACGATATGCAAATTTTACAGTGATTCCGGTGCCAACATAAATGCCAACCTGCAAACGTTGGCGATCTGGTATGGATGAGATTTGGTCTATTTGTACCGCAAAGCCCTTGTGTGCAATTGTGTTTTGTGTGCGTCCAAAATATTCCGGTGGTAAATTAATTTGATGATAGCCTGCCAGCGTTGCAATTTGTGCAGCAACCTTTTGCCGTACTGTAGATATTGATACGCTCATCGAAAACGCCTGTAACGATTACGCCCATACGTGCCCGGCCGGGTTGTAAATATTGTAGGCGTTGCGCGTGTCCTTGTATCTGCATCATCTGGTACATTGTCGTGATCTTCATCATAGATAAATGTTATTGTCGTAAATTCCATGTGGAAAGCTTGGTTATGCTCGTTGGCAAGATCCAAAAAACGCCCGTTTGAGCCCTGCCCTAACGAACTGTGAAAATCACGAAAGATTAAATACAAAGATAGATGCCTGTGTGCCTCATAAAATGCACTTGGTGAGGTTACAAGGTATTCAAAGCCTTTGCCCTGTCCTCTTATCTTGCGCAAAATTGTGTACCACGCATCATCTATGTATTTTTGGTAGCTTGTAAGGCTACTGGGGCGCGTGGCATCCAAGTTGCTATATACTGCGGTTAAGTCAGTATCTGAGATAACCGGGTATAGTCTTTGCAATACTAACGATGCCATACGCCGAAAGGTGTAATCTACGCCCGCAATTGTCAACGTCCACAATTGCATGTAACCCTCACCCAAAATTAATGTTGTGGGCAATTGGCCTGCTGTGTTTGTATGACTACAAGTACCATGCACATCAATTGTGCAGCTGGCATCCAACACAATATTTTTACCGTTTGGTTTTTGCAAAGTGTATTTGCCTGCCGTTGGTACAACTTGCGCACCGTCACGATAAATCTTTAGCGTGGTAGTTTGCGCTTTGTCTCTTTGTAGCAATTCAAAAAAACGAATATTGGCACTGTAGGGCGTATCTGACATTTTTTATGCCTTGATGAAAACTTGCCAGGCAGTATCACAAACCACTAATGCCGCCTGTCCTGGTGTCAAAGCAACAACGCCAGAGGCGGCCGGGTTATTAACTGATATTTGAGCAGAGGAACCGGCCTGGCAACGTATCCAAAAAAACGCTCCGTCTTCTTCTGCTGGCAGTGTAACGTTAACAGAGCCGCTTGTAGAATTAGTTATTGCTTGGAATTGACTATCTGCATATGTCAGCGTTTTATTTGTTGATATTGTTTCAGTGTTAACGCCGTCTGGGTTTAGTTTTCTGCGTGGAATTTTAAAAGCTGTTTTACTTGTGTAAGCTGCCATTTTAGCCTCGTTTGCGTTTGTTTTCTGCGGTTTGTAGTTGTTTAGCCAAAAAACGTTTGGCCTGGTCATGTGTAATTTTAGCGCCGGTTTTTTGACCTTGTATTACTATTTTTTGCGCTACTCTATCCATTGCTGCATGGTCTACATTTTTAGACATAATTTTGCACCTGTTTGGCGTTTTCTATTGCTTCTTTCAAGTTGGCAATGCTATTGCTAATTTTTTGCTGTTTGACCTGCATATGTGGTAGGTGTGTGTCTTTCAAGTTGTTAATTTTTTGCTCTAGTTCAATTTGCATTAGTCTGCAAACGTGCTCATGTGGCAAAGCTATTTTGTGTGATGCAATTAGGTTTTTTCGCCATTCGTTAAATTCTTCATGGTCAAATGTTTGTATCAATTGATTTGCTAAAGTTTCCATTTTGGTAAATCTAGGCGCGAAATATTTACCATTGCGGCATGGATATACATTTATATAATTATGGTCCTGTGGTTCTAAAATTACCCAACCTTCTTTGTGCATTTGTCCACGCATCAAAGCCAAATCCCCACCATCTCTTACATTGTTAACGCCTGGCACCATTGGTATTTTCTCAACCTTTGGCAATAGCAAAAACTTCGTTGTTTCTACTTGCGTTACCTTTTTGTTTTTTGTAACGTGTTCAACTTTTTTAAATTCTACTACGTCCCATGATAGTGGGTGGTGAGCATAAAACCAAGGCGCATTGGCCAACGTTGGCAATTTTACCCTGTTGGGCGTCTCTGCCCATGGCTGTGCTATTGTATCGTAATTAGTCATCTGCATATCATCTCCTGTTTTATATGCTATTATTTTAAAAGGTGCGCAAAGGGGTTACCGTGGCACAGGAGATTAAGCCTAACCCCCTGCGCACAAAATAAATTAAGCTACGGATTGAATTTTCACGCCTTTGGCATCAATTATCTTTGCAATTCCAAGGTACCCGTGTCCAAGTACCGTGGTGGTCGCGCTCAGACCGTCACGCACGAATTCCACGGTTACGGGTCCGGCTTGTACTTGACCATCTGCACCAAGAATTTGACCTACTGCACCATCTGCATATCCGAGAGCACCGGCAGACCACATAAGATTGTCAAAATGTCCGGAGCTACCATCAATGTGAGATGTTTTGTAAACATCTACGCCAAACAATGAACCTACCATGCCTTGCGGACGTGCTTGCAACATGTCTGCAACTGGTTGCATTAAGGATATGGAATTGCTGGTTTCGTTACGTAAATCCGTTTGCAGTTCTGTGAGGGCCTTACTGGCTAAAACCGCGACGAATGGGCCATTTGCGCCGCGTTCGCTGTCTGCACGCTCTAATACGTAGATTCCGTCGAAAAAAGCATCTGTGCTAAAAGTGGCACCTGTGGAACCCTTTGCAGTAGTAAAAGTTCCAGCCGCTACAGTCAATTCCATAAAGCGCGCATCATAAGCGGCCGCCATGCTATTGGCAATTACGATGGGGTCGACATCTTGACCAAATTGCGACATGTTTGCCAGGTCTGTAATTGCATACGCCAGCTCTTGACGTGCTACGGTTACATCTGCGGTTTCGACGTCAAGGCCAACGGCTGTGGCTGTGCCGCCCTCTGCGATATTGTTCATGGCAGTACGACCAAGCCCGACAAGCCTTTTTCTAATTGTGTTACTTCCCATGCCGTTAATACTACCGCAGTATTCAACATATGGTGTGTTTCTGAGTGATACGCTGTCACGGATGAGCAAAGACAATTCCATGCTTATCATTTGTGCAAGACGTAAATTGCCGGACATATTGGCAAAACTAATTGGATTGATTGACGGCATAATGTGCCTCCTTGTATTGTGTGTAGTTTTTTGCCGCCCTTTCCAGCTTTTACCGTTGCGAACGTGGGCACGCTATGTATATATATGTATATACACAATTAAAGTTAGATGTGCAAATGATAGAGATAAGAGCATTGCAAAAAAATGGCCGTGTCTTGTATGTAGCAAAGCGTAAAAAATGCAAAAAATCGGTAATCTTGGCCGCGTCACTAAATGGTTATCCGCAGGCGCCAACACAATTGCCAATGTTTTTGCTAAAGCCTTATAATTGTTGTGTGCACCAAAGGGCAAAAAATGGCAAAAAGTAAAGTACCAAAAAAGTATACTGCCGGGCTGAAAGAGTCAACCGCAGCACGGCGCAAAGCAGAAATACGCAAACGAACGGCAGGCAAAAAAAGTTTTAAGCCATTGCCAGGTGATGCCAAAGCAGAGACAAAGCCTAGCAAATATACAAAACGACTAAGCAGATCCGGCGTGCGTGATGCCATATTGAAAGAGACGAGCAAAGGCAAAGGACCACAGGATGAAAGATTTATTCGCGCTGTGGCAAAAGTAACAGACGTTCCAGCAAGAATTATCCGGAAAGTATACAAACGAGGTTTGGCAGCGTGGGCCGTTGGACATAGACCAGGCGCCACGCAGTCACAATGGGCCCGGGCCCGTGTTTATAGTTTTATATCAAAGGGCAAAACAACAAAAACCGCAGATAGTGCCTTATACCTAGAGGCAAAAGAAGCTTTAAAGAAAAAAGGTAGCGGGTTTAATTTGTAGTTGTTACATTTGTTTTGCCAATTCTGGCAATCAAACAATCAAAATAATTTGAAGGTTTGGGAATACAAAATGCGTGATACGAAAAAGGCGGCAATTAAGCCGCCTTTTTTACTCTTCAATTATTGATTAAAATAAATAGTCAACGATAAAACGAGAACCAGAAGACGCAGAACCCAAAGTAATTGCCGTTACTCCGCCGGTGCCGTCATTGGCGACAGTGTACTCATCTGGGCCGCTCGGTGATGATGCAACAAATTCTAACCTAAGGCCGTTGCGGTATACCTGAACGCCTTTGTGAAAAGCTGCCAAAACGGTTTGTGCCAAATCGTACTTGGTTGCATTGGTGCCGCTAAATGCCTCTGTGTTTGGACGCATTGATAATTTGCCAAGTCCCAAACTATCATCCGCTACCTTTGCAGATGAAACAGCACCGGCCGCTATTTTAGACGACAAGACGGAATTACTGGCAAGCTCATCGCTGCCCACGCTGCCGTTGGTGATCTGCGCAGCACCAATTTGCCCGTCTGCAACTTTGACACCTGAAGCACTAACCGAAATTGTAGAGCCATCCGCCTGCACAGCAAGCGCGCCCGAAGATCCTAAACTAATTGAGCCCCCGCCGGATAGCCCGTTTCCTGCGGTAACGCTCAAGGCTGACGAGGCCAATTTCGCGTTTGTTACCGAACTATCCGCAATCATACCGGTTTGAACTGCCAATGCTTGTATGGCTGTCACACCTGCGTTGCTGATTGCAATATCTCCAGATACTGACACTGCGGCAGGTCTGTTGCTAGCGTTACCTAAGATGATTTGTGCTGATGATAAATTGGCAAGTTTGTCGAGTATCACGGCACCATCTGCAATAAGTGCAGAAGTAATTTGCGCATCTCCGATGTGCTGTGTTTGTACCCCATCATCTGCAATTTTAATGCCGCTACCTGAAACAGCCAACGAGCTACCATTTGCCAAAATAGATAAGGTTTGGGAGCCACCAAGCGCAACGGCTCCGCCGCCCTGAAGTCCCGAACCAGACGAGATTGTGACGCTATCGTTTTGTAGCTTGGCATTGGTGACGGCATTGTCTTGCAGTAACGCTGTGCCAATTCCGTTTGCTTTAATTTCCAAAGCGTCTGAACCATTTACGCCAATTGTTGCATTGTCAAAGTCTACATTCAAAGTGTTAGAGGATAAAGACAAAGCAAGACCTGCTTGCCGGCCTCCTTGTGTGCTGGTAAAAAGGGCATAGACCTGCCCGGCAAAGCTTGTTAGTTCTGCGGTTTGTGTGTACCCTTCATTTGCACTGGTACCCTCACGGATAAATACTGCAATACCGTTCAATTCTTGAAAAGTATCTGCATCATCACTGCGGGTCATCGCAGAGCCTGAACCATTATAGTCATAGATGCCCATTTCACTAGTTGTAGTTTGAGCAGATAATAAAACTCTCTGACCTGCCGCCATTGTGATACCGTCAATTGTTGCGGGTGCGTCGGATATGTCGATGTTAGTTGGTGATTTGACCCGGCAAGAGTCTTTCCAATGCAAACCGGAAATTAAATTATCTACATAATTTTTTCTTACAAGGTCGTTGGCGGCACTGGGGTCGCTGTTAACTGTGGGCAGCGCGGTAAAATTGTAAACCTGTGACAGGTCTAATTTAGCGGGTGTAACTACGTTTGCGCCCAATTTATCCGTTGTGATAATTGAATCAATTATCTGATTACTAACAAGTTGTATTGCCATTGTTTTTTTGTCCTATGATGTATGATTGTTTGTATGTTATAGCGGTATATATTCAACCGCTAAAAATTCCCCTGTTGCCGGCGTAAAGTTCAATTGTATTTGTGTTGTATTTAGCTCGGAAAAAGTAACACCTACAATCTGTCGGACGCCATTATAATACACGCGTATAGATCCTGCTTCATAGTTTTCAGATATTCCAAATATTGTTTTTTCTCCGTCAATTTGTGACGATAGGTTTTCTTTTTTCATAGTTAATTTTGCCGGAGTTGTGAAGGTGAAAACCATTATCTATTTACCAATTCAATGTGGACAGGTATTGTATTAACACTAGCAGCAACATAAATGCTTTTTGCACGCGCTCCACCCCTAGATAGCAAAATTGCTTTGGCTTGCTTTGCTGGTATTACAAAATAGTGGTTTGTATTCCATGTTGCATTATCTGTTTGGTTGTTTTGTCCCACGTATAGATCTTCGCTGCTATGCCAGTTTTCTATTTCTATTTGGTCGCAGCTGTCTGGTAATACAATCTCATTGGCTACAGTATTAATTGATAAAACTTGATAGTGAGGGTATACGGATACGCTAGATAGGTCTGTTTGTGCCATTATCTATCTCTCAGTGTTTTACGTTGGTTTTTGTATGCTTGAATTACTTTTTCTCTGTTTTCTTTGTAAAATTCAGGATCTGTCATTGCTCTAGTAATCAAGTCTTTGCCATCTGGTATGCTCGGACGAGCGTTTGCATTTACGTTTGGGTATTGTGTCTTTGTCTCGGTTTGTTGTGGTGCCTGGCTTTGCTGTGGTGCTTCACTTTGTAACCCTTTGAGATGTGGACGCAAAATTGCCGGGGCTCCTGTTGGGTCTTGAATGTGTATTTTAAGCCAGTCAGACAAACCGATACGATCTGACTTTTTTAACGTTGCCATTTCTTTGTCAAATGCCCATTCCACAGCCTCGGCAATTTCTGACGTCAAGCCATGTTTTGATATGGTTGTATGCCTTGCATATCTTTGCTCGGTGCTTTGTAGTTTTTGTTGCATCTCTGCCAACTGCTGTGTAAGCATGTCAACAGTGCCAACGCTTTGCGCTTGCTTATCCAT